CACAGAGTCTCAAGTAAAATCACGCCTTAACAAGGCAAGAGAAAAATTAAAAGAATTATTAACAGATTAATTTACTAATTATGTCAGCAACATGGATTACTTTATTACTTCTAGCAGGAGTAATATTTGCGCGTGCAATGCGTTCCACTAAGATGTGGTGGATATTTTTATTCACTATCATGGCTGGGTTATTAGTAGGTATGTTGAGTAAAGAAGCTGTAAAACATCTCGTAAAGAATGAAACTACAGCTTCTATTACTCAGCTAATTAATACCGTAGACAATACGGATTTGAATTGCACACTACCAGTAGTTTTAGTGACAGAGACTACTAGCCAGTCTGGAGTAGTGAGTTACATTTCAAGTCCTTCAGTAGTATTGTCAGACGCATTAGTTAGTAATCATACTACTAAGGGCAGAGATTCACCAGCTTATGAGGATGATAGTTGAACCTCAATAAACAATCTATCAGAATTCATTTATTTATTAACAATTTAAAAACATTATCAAAATGGAAAATAAAAATAAAGCAGCTAAAGGAGCTGCAAGTACTGCAGCAAAACCTGCAGAAACAGCTAAAGCAGAAAACACTGCTAAAGTAACTAAAACAGAGAAGGAGAATGCTAATACTCAGCAAGTAAAAGAGGAGAAAGTACAAACTCAGGCTAAAACAGAGAAACAGTCCACCCAAAAAGAGACTGCTAAGCCTAAGAAAGATAAGACTCCTACAGTTATTGCTGAAGAAGTATCTCCAGAGGAAGCAGTAAAAACACTTGCTAAATCTATCGGTGCTCCTTCCGGTTCCTATGTAAGTTCTACAGATGCTAAAGCTATGCTTTCATTTGTTGGTCATCAACGTTTCACTAATAATGAAGAGTTGAAGAAGAACTTCCCGGAACAATACAATGCTATTAATCAAGCGATTAATGCAGTATGGTTCCTTGGAATGCTTGGAGTACAACAGGAATTGGCTGGAATGCAAGCTGATGGTAAGCTTCAGTTAATTGTAGCACCAGAGCAAGTTATGCCGTTACAAGAAATGGCAGAAATGTTTGGTGTTAAATTAGCATCTCCAAAAGCTCTTCCTGGAGCAACTGACGGACAATTAGCAATTCCGTTCAGTGCTCAAGAAACAGTCGTTCCTGAAGAACTAAAGGATTCAAAGTTGACAAAACTTGAAGTCCCGGAAACTGATATTGAAAAAGTGGGATCAGATCATGAAAAGATCTGCAATGCTTTGGAGTACCTGTTACGTAAGGATCGTAACATTGTAATCAGTTTAATTGACACCATAGAATGGTATCGTAAACTTTGTATCAATAACGCTACTTCTACTGATGAAAAGTTGAAGCTTGACAATCGTCAAATTGACGAATGGATCAATGAGATTTTCCATCTTGTACCTGTAGCAGGTCTGATGAAAGGAATTGGACGTGCAGTATATCTGTATACTAAGAAGGAAGGTTCGCCAGTAAGTGCTCATTGCATAGTTCACGGTGCTGTACCTTCAGTTACAGAGGATGAAGTAGTACGTATTGTTCGTACATTCATTCAGGAAAATTTCCGATACAATCTCGAAGACAAGATTGATGTTAATGGTAATGTTATCAAAACCGAAAAGATTGAAAATCCGGTAGATGATAAAGCCATTCAAGCAACAATGGGAGTAATTGGTGTAGATTATGTTGATAAATTGATGCATGACTATACCTGTTCTGTTCCTGAAAATGCAACAGACGAACAGTTAGTAGAAATCAAAATGGCTCGAGACGGAGCTAGAAAGATTATTTCTCTAATTCGTGCAAATTACTATCCTGGAAAGATTCCTCCTACGAACGAACAGCTTCGATTTGCAATTGGTAAAATTATCAATGCTTATCGTTCGCCAATGGATCGAATTGCTGAATTTGAAGGTCCACTTCCCGTTATTGTTGGAGAATATCCAGAAACTAAGAAGGAAGACACAGCTGTCGAAAAAAAAAGCTAAGTGTAGTCCATAGTAAGTGGAATATTGTATACAAGTTTAAGAAACTATTCTCTAATTCGTAATCAATATGAATAGTAGAATCTTATCAGCTGTAGTTTTGTTTACAGCTAGCGTATTTGTTGGCTGGAACTTAATCAGTACAGTTGAACCCGTGCAGGCACAACCACCTGTAGTACCTTCATATTTAGAGTTGATGTCTATGATGCACTCTAATAAGGAAGCAAAGTCTGTGAGTAAGGTAGATACTATAGAAGTATCTTATGATGTTAATACTCAGGAAGTATCCGTAAAAGGAACAGCAGACGCAATTGTGAATGTAACAACTACTGGTGAATTAAAACCAGTAGTTAAGTGGAGAACTAAAGTAAAAGAAGTAAATACAGGATTTCCAAAGGTACGTAGTATAGCTAACCTACCAGAGGATGTAAAACCGCTTTCTCCTTTTACTAAAGAATCTCAAAATGAGTAAGAAGAATCTTATTATGCTTAATAGTATGATGCGACTATCACGTATCATACGAAATAGCAAAGATGCTAGGCGTAATTTAGATTTGATAGTAGACCAAACTGGTTACTTTATAGTAGCTGGAGAGAGTTCTAATATGATACAAGTACAAGCAAAAGCTAGTATAAGTAACATCTTATTCGTAGAACAGTACTTACGCTCGTCTGTAAGTAGTATATGTATGCACTTGGATGGTTTTGATCCAGGATGTATGGATCCAATTGATTATATCAGTAGTAGTGATATAAAAAATGGCATAGTTGATCTATGCCGGGGTAAGAAGGTGGTTGCAAACATCAACTTATCTTCTGGAGACATATTTCTTGTAAAACCAGAGTCAGAAATTGCAGGAGAAGATAAATCCTCAGCGGAAAAAAGTTAATGATAATAGCCGCTATATAAATACTATAATTATATCATAGTTCGAGAGGAGTAAAACTATATCGTAAATCACTCCGGTAGAAGGCATTGCGGTATCTAAAATAAGATAACACGCGCTACGTCAGGGAGTTTGTGTCCATTTACACATAGCCCGAAAAGGACAGAATCCGAGAATATGTAAGCTGCAATCACAGTGAGATACACAAAAGGTAGGATAATAACTTATACTGGTGAAAAAGGTATAAGAAAGCAGGAGAGGGTGAATAACCTGCGCAATTAGCATGAGAACCGTTTGGTGATGTTAAAAGTGAAGAACCCGTAATATAGGAGCTACAAGAAGATACCCTAGTTACAAAGTAATTCAAATGGAACGAAATCCATATATTCGTATGCATTAATCAAAATGTGATTCAAAAAGGAATATAAACACGATGCTGAAACAAGAGCAAAGGGCTCTTGGATAATCCCTTGGAAAAGGATTATCGAATAATATTATGGCTGACTAACGCAACAAGCGGGCTCCAACCTCGCTTCATACAAAAGCGCAACTATGCGTCCTGACTGGAAAAATAGGCTAACTCTAGTGTTTTTATGATAATTGGTTCATAATATAAAGGGAGTAATTACTGATACTAATGTAAGGATAACCGTGTTATGGTACATACTTATACAAAGTAAAGATATGAAGGCTGGACATGCAATGATCCTAAGTAGCTATGTTAAATTATAGTGAAAATAGACTGATTACCAGGGAGCAGGAGCCAATCCTGTGCGCTACCGTAACTAGCGTGCCGCAAAAGAATTTACGTATAAGGGATGAGGTATATGAGATTGATACCGTCTTTCAAGTCTAAGGTGACTCACGTGCTTATTCGTTCGTGTGAGTATAATTGAATGAGGAATGAATAGACCAAGAGTGTCTAAGCGGTTTGAGGGCGCAATAACCCTGATTCTAGTTGTCACGTACCTTTAGCAAGTACGATTATGACATAAAATAATACTAAGGAGAAGCTTTGGAACTCCTTCTAAAAAACAGCAGAGCTTATACCTTTCAAGATATGTAAAAGGTGCATTGCTAAATTATCACACTCATTCCAGAGTAGGAGATATTAGTAGTGGTCAAAAAAACAATAAATTAATAAGTAAGAGCCAAGCTGCTCCAGCTTAGAACCCTGGAACCAGAGAGGTAGGACTGTAACAGATGATGTTACTTTACTGCATCTGAAAGTTAATGCCGAATAGAACCGGCCTAGTTAAATCTGTTCTAAGAGAATGAATTAATATTATTAATCAGACTGCATAGTGTGGGAAGGCTATGAGTCACATAGAAGTTGGGGAAGTCCAATGATAGTACAGAAGTAGCAAATTGTCATTTGTAAGACAGACCGTATGGAGTATAAGTCACCCCCAGACTGCCAACCGTCATCGCTGACATTAGAAACTCCTAAAGTATATATTGCAAGTATATATGTAAAGAGAACGCTGATTCGTTAATAACCTGCCTCCTATCACCCTGTCTCGGTAGATTAAAGGGAGTAGTATATTTTGACTCAATAGTAATAACAATTGAGCAGCAAGGAAACGATGAGAGGTGGAAATCCTCGTGTTCGAGCAGTAATAAACAACAAATCCTATGCATGGTACAAGTAGGTCATGCTATTAATCCGGTGGAGCACTGTAACAGTGAACGTTTTTAACACGGATGATATAGTCAATGAGCTTGTGAGTTGGTAACGTTAGATAAACGACCGTAATTCTATGAATTTCGATAATCCGGAAATACCAGGTAGACTACCGTGTGGGTCGATGATCTGTGTTTCTTATATTGCATCTAATCGCGATATAAGATAACGGTGAGAGGTGCGTTAAGCATCGAAAGAGTTGAATCTTAACCGTCGAAACGGGACGCTAAAACTATTATAATTATCAGAACTTAACAGAGAATTTATCAGAAGATATTTTCAAGTAAATTAACATTTATTATCAGATATACTTAGTAGGTTATGTGATTGAATTCACTATTACCATATTGTAATACTATAAATAACCGAACAGTGGAGAGCATTAACTTATTATTAACTAAAAACAAAAAAATAGTCTCGTATTAGTATCTCAAATACAGACTCAAAAAGGAGATATTTTTATGGAAAATATTAACAACAACAGTGCACCGCAGATCCCTAATGCTGCCGCACAAATCTTGGCTCGTAACCGGCAGGTTGCACAGAAGTATGGTCCTTACTTTGGTAAACAGTTGTTTACAATTGTAGCTGTAAATCCAGATCCGAAGTATAAGGAAGATGTTATGAATGGCATCAATACTTTCCGTTCTGAAATTAAGGCTTATATTATCAAAGCAATTGATATTATGAGCGTAAGTATCGTTGCAAAGGATCTTGACCAACGGCCTAAGATCGCAATCAACAAAGATATTCCCGGTGTTGAGCCACTTATGTTCGAAATAGCAGAACCTGATTTCAGTAAAGCTACTCGAGCAAATGTCACAGAGGCAATTGACCGGCTCGGCAAAACTGGAGCTAGTCCAATGTTCTTCTCTGCTGAAGATTTGCCGAATCTCGACAAATTAGTTGAGGAAGCAAACATGGGTGCTATCACTCATTACGAGAACTTTGCTCGTCATTGCCTGAATCTGTCTAAGACAGTACGGGGTTATTCTGACGCTAACAAGCGTATTTACACTGACTATATGCGGCAGTGCGGAATTAACAATGATGTTGAAGTAAACGTTCATATTGAAACAACTTCAGCAGAGTAACAGATATGGACGGAAGATTATCGCCTTCTCGGGTCGATATCTTGCGTATGCTAATTATTTATGAACCAGCTGTCTTAGCAAAAGTTAAAATCTTGAACGGGAGAGTTAACGAAAGACCCAAAAAAGTTGAAGTACAAGATAATGGTCAGGTTATTTTATACTATGGCAATGGGCCAAAATGGTGGCAAAGGTTCTTCAATGCTTATGGACTGGTAAGCATTACAGATATTGCAATCAAATTAGCAGACACAATGTCTGGGACTGGAGAAGCAAGAAATGAAGAAGCTTTTTATGGCATTATGAATGCTGTATTAAAAGAAGCTACTGATAATAATGATCTTGACGCTATTGTAGATATTTTATTTGATAATATACGGAATAGTTCGAACGGAGAGCTACATTCTAAGTATATTAATGAAAAGTATTTACAAAAATATGTTAAAGAAAAGGAACAAACCAGAAAAAAAATGGGCGTTGTAGATTTAGGTCTTAACGGCTATGTTGGTATTAGAACAGAACAAGGGCGAATTTTACCATGTGTAGTCGGCCGAGTCGAATATCATGACGAATAAACGTTGAACTGGACGTTCGTCTAAGAAATAATTTCTATTAATAGTACTGAACGGGGTACTACTTTAATAGAGACTGCTGAATTGGGCAGTTCTCTATTATACACCATGCATTAGCTTAGTTGATTAGAGCGCTTTTCAAAGAGACGGAGGTTTGACCCCTTCATGCATGACTAACTAGTAAACGATTTCGGTCAAGTATTAACTTAAAACAAATCACTTGAATATGAAATCAATTACACCTAAATATGCAAAAAACCGTCGTGATGAACTTAGTAAAGATATTACTAAATATTGGACGATTATTAAAAACGAAAATATCATTTCTAAAGAAACTATTCGTAACTATGACCTTAAGGTATTATTAACGAAGATTCAAGAAATGGCAGAAGAACGAATCCTTATGAAACTGTATTTACAGTGTATCAATATGGGATATAAAAAGTTCTCTGATTTACCAGCAGAAAACAATTATTATACAATATTTTCACTGTCCGAGAAACAGGAGCAACTGTTTCATCTTGGGAAGATAAAGACAATCGACCCGAAAATAAAGCGAGCCAAAGGCAAAAAAGCATTAAAGATTACAGAAGAACTTACATCAGCTTATATAACTAGCTTAAAGAATAAACTTCAGCTTGATATTAATAAGTTGAATAAAGATCTGGAAGATTTTAATGATAAAGCTGAACTTGATATTGAATCAGCTCCTATTTGTCTAGCTGCTTAATTAATGTGAGCCTTCGGGCTCACTAGTTATTAACTTCTAAAATTATCAAGATTATGAAAAAGAATTTATCAGGTAAACATAAAGATCATAAAGGAAAGAAATTATCGAGAACTAACCGTACTAAGTTACGTAAGTCTAAAAAGACTGAAGTAATACTTAGTAGTCCGGGTCCGTCACCCTTTATTACTAAAGGAGAGAATGGGAAAGTAATAATAACTAATATTAGTGGTAAGGCAAAACAAAAAGACTATACTACAAAGATTGGTAAAAATGCTCGTCAGGAGAATAAAACTGCTAGACAAGCTAAAAAAGAACGTATCAAGCAGATTCTAACTAGTATGGGATTTGAGCCTACAGTTCACTATACTAGAAAAGAAAAGAAGAAATTTACCCGAACAATTAAAAAATTATTATTTGTTCAACCGAAACTGGTTAATCTAACAGATGAAGAGATTAAAGTTAGATTTCAACATGAAAAAGAACATAAAGCTGAACTATTAGCTAGTAGACCTCATGCAAATGAGATAAAAGCTTCAGTTCTAAAGTTCTTAAAACAAAACAAAAAAGTACTAAATAACAAGAAAAATACTCGTAAGTTCCGTTACATAGTACAAAACCAGAGCGAAGATAATCCTATGAAAAGTATAGACTTTTATACAGATTACCTAGATGCTAATGACAAAGAAGAGGCATTCTCTAAAGTAAAAGAGCTGGCTAAAAAGTACGAAAACAGTGATAAGTTTACTGGAATAACCGTTGAAGATTTAAGTAATAACAATTGGACCTATTACACTAAATCAAAACTTTTAGCAGCGTAAGTTTAACTATTAATATTATCAAGATATGAAGACAAAAGAACAGATAGAAGCTAAAATAGCTCGTAGTAAAGCAAGAGTAGAAGCAAGAAATGCTTATAAAGTTACTGTCAGAACTACTTCAGGAAGAAAACCTAAAGTAAAAGGAGAGAACACATGTCCAATGTGGAATGATCCTAAATTGAAGGAAAAGAGAGCTAAAAGGAAAGCTCACTTAAAAGTACTAGTAGAAGCTAGAAAAGAACATTTTAAGTTACAAACTCCTAGTTATCCTCGATTTAATAAGGATAATAAGTTAACAACTGCTCAGGCTAAGTTTAATATGATGATTATTCGTATGAAACAAGCCAAAATTGCATCTGCTAAGCAGAGCAAAGAAGACAAGGCTAAGCACAAAGCTTCCCTTGTAGCGTTTAAGAAAGCGTATGTACGAAAAACAGGTACAACAAAGGCTACGTTAGCAGCCTAAAATATGCTAGCAAATCCATAATTTAGAAATTTTTAGTTGCAGTAATATACTGGTTGTCTGTGTAGTTTAAATGGTAAAACTGTTAAATGAGGGTTCGAATCCCTCCACAGACTCAAACTAACATTATTAATTATGATTATACGAGATAAGATTGTTTATGTATATGATATTGAGGTATTCCCCAATGTCTTCCATTGTACTGTAAAAAATACAGAAACAGGTGAATTACATAAATTTGAAATATCTTGCAGAAGAAATCAATTAGATGAATTGGTTAATTTCTTTCATACAGTTAATACAGATTATACTTTTGGAGATTTATATACTACGAAAATTCAGCTAAATACTGATAAATTATTTTGTGGCTATAATAATCTTCATTATGATAATCCTATTATAAATTATATAATAGATTATTATGTTATAATGAAATACAAAGGTTACAGAGACATTTGTAGGTCAATATTCAACCTAAGTAAAGTAATTACCACTTCAAGTGAAGATGATATCAGAGCTTGGAGTAAGTGGAAGTATATGATTTGTTTTGATTCATTTGATATTCTTACTATGCTTTATAGTAATAAGTTAAGAGTAGGTTTGAAAGAAATTCAAGTAACAATGCAGTACAAAAATGTACAAGAATTTGTTGCAGATTGGCAGGCAGATTTACCTGAAAATCAAATAGATTCAATGATTGAATATAATATTAATGATGTTAATTCTACTGAAGAGTTACTCAATAGATGTAAAAAAGATGTAGATTTAAGGTTAGCTATTGAAGACGAATACGGAGTAAGAGTACTTAGTAAAGACGGAGTAAACATTGGAATGAAGATTTTAACTCAAAAATATCTTGAAAAAACAGGTCAAACCTGGTATGATATTAAAGATTTAAGATCTCCAATGGATGTAATACCCTTGAATAAAGTAATACTACCATTTATTAAGTATGATAGTCCTATACTTCAAAAGGTATTAGATGATATGAAAAATCAGATAGTATCTCCAGGAAGAAAAGGATATGAAAATAAATTCATATTTGAAGGATTAAGATATTCTGTAGGAGTTGGAGGAATTCATTCAGTAAATGATCCTGAAATAGTTATACCGAAAGAAGACGAAATGCTCATTGATATAGATGTTGCATCACTATATCCAAGTATGCTAATAGAATATGGTTTTTATCCTAAACATTTAGGTCCTGAATTTCTAGAAGTATATAAACAAATTAAAGATGAGCGTATCGAAGCTAAACACAATGGTAATAAGGTTAAAAACGAAACCTTAAAGCTTGCTCTCAATGGATTATCAGGTAACTTGCAGAATCCACATAATTTCTGTTATAGTCCGTTTGCAGTAATGCAAATACGTATAAATGGACAGCTACTATTACTAATGCTAGCTGAAAAACTAACCCAATTAGGATGTCGAATCGTCCAAGCTAATACAGATGGATTATTTGTATTACTTAAAAAATCTGTATACAATGGTCTAAACAAAGTATGCAGAGAATGGGAACAACTTACTAAACTTACTTTAGAAGAAGAACGTTTCAAGGCTATGTATCAATATGCTATAAATGACTACTTTGCTATTACTGAAGATGATAAGGTAAAAGAAAAGGGTATGTTTATTACTACTGTGAAATTAGGAAAAGGTCTAACTCCGAAGATCATACCGAAAGCAGTAATAAACTTTTTTAAGAACGGAGTACCAGTAGAGGAAACTATAAAAGGTTGCCAAGACATTAAAGACTTTCTAATGGCTGAAAAAACTGGTAAACAATGGCATGTTGAGTATAATAATAAAGAACAACAAAGGACTAATCGTTTCTATGCAAGTACTAATGGTGCCTACTTATGGAAATGGAAACCAACAGGATACAAAGAAGGTGAAATTATAGAATATTATGAACCATATGTAGGTAAAAAAACACTTGTTGCAAAAGAAAGACAGTATCAGAATATGCTTACTGCATCTGGTGTTACTTTATTAAATTACTTAGATGATAAACCGATTGAAGAGAGAAAGATTAATTATAGGTATTATATTATGGAAGCCTATAAGATAATCCGTGAATTAAAACCGTTACAAATGAGCCTATGGGATTAACAGAGGCTTATCAGATATATTTCAATTACCGTATGCTCGTATAATATATGAGAATATGATTTTAGAAATAGACACCTCAATCCTTGATCGGATTGAAAACTTATCTATTAATCAATTAGTATTCCTAACACTTGTATTGAGTGATATCAAAAACATCAATCAAGACATTCAGAAACTTCTCAGCCTAGTTAATGAAGAAGAAATACAAGAGTTAGAGTCTCGTGGTTTAATTGCTACCAGCACTGTAGACAATACCACTGTCATAAAGAAAACAGAAAAACTAGAAGAACTTCTTAGAGAAGATAAATCTATGTTTGATGAATTTTATGACCTATTTCCAGTTTATGTTATAAGACCTGACGGAACTAAAGGTTTTTTGAGGGCTAATGTGAACAAATGTAGGAAAGAATATAATCGAATAATTGGCAAAAGTAAAGCTATGCACCAGCATATTATGAAATGTTTATCATATGAGATAGATAATAAAATGATTACTGGTAAAATTGGTTATATGAAAACTATGTGGAAATGGCTCACTCAACATGAGTGGGAAACTTACGAGGAACAAATGAAAGTAGAAGAACCTGTAATTAATAATAGTTATGGAACAGAACTCTACTAATACGCTTACTTTCCGTCATATATCTACTGCAGCAAAAGAGGCAGTAGAATATATAAAACAGAGAAAGAATCACGAGATTCAATCTCTGAAGACTAGATGGAATAAGTTCAATAAACACTGTATGGGTGGTATTGAACCTAATACGATATATACTATAGTAGGTATATCAGGAAGTGGTAAATCATCATTTGTTAATACGCTTGAAAATGATTTAATAGATCTAAATCCAGAACAGGATGTAGTTATCCTTAACTTCTCTTTTGAGATGTTAAGTTCAAGGCAGGTAGGTAGAAAATTAAGTAGTAAGTTAAGGCAAACTACTGCACAGCTATACAGTTCTAATGAAGATTTACCAGATGAAACATTAGAACAAGTTGAGACAGCATCTCAACAAATAAAATCATACCAGATATATTATGTTGATACACCTGGGACGGTTAATGAGATAGCTTCTACTATTGATTACTTCTATGAAAATTATGCTAAGGATAAGAAATTTGTTATTATCCTTGATCATACATTGCTTGTAGAAGGTCAAGAATCTGCATTGAAAGTGATTTCCGATTTACAGAAACTGTTTATTAAGGTTAAAAAATACCCTAATACTACTATAATTCAGTTATCACAGATGAATCGAAACATTGAAGCTCCTGATAGGATTAACAATCCATCTATGCATTATCCAATGCGTAGTGATATTTCTTCTGCGGATACTATTTTTCATGCGTCCGATTACGTTATCTGTATTCACAGACCGGAATTACTCAATATACAACAGTATGGACCGAATCGTTTACTAGTTAAGAATAAAGTCTATCTCCATATCCTAAAAAATAGGGATGCTGGAGAATGTGCGATACTTGAGTTTGAAAACGATCTAAAATACAATAATTTAATTGAGACTATAAAGGAAGAAGAACCTATGAAGAAGATTTCGTTTAGTAATAACAATTAAAAGGCTGAAAACTATGATTACAACATATACATTTACATTACCGAAGAAAAACAACAGTGCTAATACTTATAAAGAAAGTCTTGCAGACAAAATATTGAATGCTTATCCGTGGCTGGGTGGCAAGAAAGAGAAAAAGACAACATTTGATCTCTATATGATTGATTCAATTCCGAACAATACATATTATACTGCAAATGATTTCTTAAGTAACAAATACGATTTGGAAGATGAGTTCTTTAAAGCTTTGGCAGGACTTAGTTCTTTTGCTAAAGACTATGACTTTGAGGATGAGTTCGGTACTCCGATTCGTATCTTCGATAATTTTGTTCAGATTGGATATGAAATAATCCCTATTATTCCAGGTTCACTGAATCATCTAAAACCGAAAACAAAGAAAACTATTATTGATATTACGATTAAGATTAAAAATAATGGTTGGTTCTAAATAAGATATTAATTCCGTACTATCAGAGATTATCAGAGTTTGGCAAAAATACACGGAATACAAAAATAAACAAGCTTTATGATTGTATTACCAAAGGAAAAAACAAAAATAGAAGTATGTAATCCAAAATTCTCGATTTTTTATGGAAAGCCTAAGGCTGGTAAATCCAGTCTTATGGCTTCCTTAGAAAATAATCTCATTATAGATTTAGAGAATGGTTATCAGGCTTTATCTGCCCTAGTTGTTCAAGCAAGATCTGTAAAGGATTTTGGAGATATTGTATCTGCAATTAGAGAGGAAATTAAGAATACGGGTAAGAAACCGTATAAGTATATCACTATAGATAATGCAACTCGACTAGAGGAATTGTGCATGGGTTATGCTATACAACTATATAAAAGCACAAACCAAGGAAAAAATTATCAGGGAACAGACATTCGTACATTACCAAATGGAAGTGGGTATATGTGGCTTAGAATGGCTGTGAAAAAGGTAATCGACTTGTTCAGAGATCTAAGTGATCATCTTATATTAATTGCTCATACTCGAGATAAACAGATAAATGTGGAAGGTCAAGAGATGTCAGAAATGACATTAGACCTAACTGGTAGACTTGGAGATATACTTTGTGGTGAAGCTGATGCAATTGGTTATGTATACAGAAAAAGAAATGAGACTATTATTTCTTTTGAAGGAGGTAACAATATTGTAAGAGAAGCTAGAGCACCACATTTAAGAGGTAAGAATATAGTTGTTGCAGAAAGTGATGAAAACAACAACATTGAGTTTCATATGGATAGAATATTTTTACCTGAAGAATAACACAAAACAAAGAAATTATGATTTACAGTACAGAATTAGCAAGCAAAGTAACAATAGCAGATAACAGTAGTAAATATCTAGAAGCAGGTATTCACGATAATGTTAAATTTACAGGCGTAAGAGCTGCATCATCACCTACTGGTAAAAATTTTATGGAATTTCGATTCGAAAAAGACGGTAAGGAGTTGCTGCATACTGAATGGGAACCTAGCAAAAAAGAAGGTGATACTGAAGAACAGAATCAGACTAAGGTAACCAATCAGGTCACTCGTATAATACGAATTATGAATTGTTTCTATCCAAAAGGAGTTTTGAATTTTAATGGTAACTCTTATAAAGAGTTTACTGATTGGGTAGTAACAATGCTAAATGCTGCTAATAAAGATATCTTGTTGAAAATTAAGGTAGTATATAACAATAAAGGTTATACTACTTTACCTACATATGTTAAATTTGCATTTATTGAACCTATGGTACTTCCAGAAGGGTTCTATGATAAAGAAATAAATCCAGAAAATAAGAGTTTAATTAGTGAATTGTCTATTGATCAATTCACTAAGCCTATCGTAGCTGATAAAGAAACAAAAGTAGATGATTTATCTACAACTTCTTCAGAAGATAACGATTTGCCGTTTTAATAAACTCTAAAAAAACAGTTGCTACCTAGAGCATAAGCTAGGAATACGTAGGTTAGTGTACTATAGTACACAGCCTACGTTTTATACCGAAGTATAACAAATTAATTTAATCGAAAGAAAAATAAATAAAGTATATAATAACTGTAGGCTAGCAAGGTTATTATTGAAATATTTATTAGAGTAGAGTATATTAATTGGGTTACGTATAAGGTTGATCGCTTATATGATGTGGTTCGATTCCCATTACTTTGACAATAAATAATATATCATATGGTTTACGATACAACAAAAGTAAAAGACACATTTAATATAACTCTAGATTGGATTCTTTCTAGAGTAACAGAATATGATATATATGCAGCGTATATAGGTAATTTTAAAGTAGGAATGATCTATAATTCTCCATTGAGAAAAGACAAAACTCCTTCATTTGGATGCTTTTATAGTAGAAAAACAAAGCAGTTATTGTTTAAGGATCATGGAACAGGTCAATGTGGAAATGTAATAAAGTTTATAGAACTTTATACAGGTATAACTAATTATTCAGATATACTTAAAGATATTGTTGAAAAACTTAAAATTACTAATGATACGCAACTCGTTAGCTCTAAGCAATATATACCGTCAACTGAAACAGTAATTGGTGTTGTACGTCAAGAATTCACTGAAACTGACATCAATTACTGGAAGCAGTTTAATATATCGGTAGAAACTCTAAGAAAATTTGGAGTAAGTAGTATAAAGTACTACCTATGTAATGGCATAGTAAAAAGCATTTATAAAGAGGATAATCCTATGTATGCTTATAAGGTATATAATCATTTTAAGATTTATAAACCTTTAGCAGATAAATATACAAAATGGCGTAATAATCTTACTGAATTAGATATTCAAGGGTTTAAGCAACTTCCAAAGACAGGTGATATCTTGATTATTACCAAAAGTATGAAAGATGTTATGTGTTTATATGAAATGGGTATTCCAGCCATTTCGCCTTCATCCGAATCTACATTTATACCTGATAAGATTCTAGAACAATTAAAGAAGCGTTTTAAACGCATTATTATATTGTTTGATAGAGATGAAGCAGGAGTAAAATATCTCCGTAAAATGAGCCTCAAAACAGGCTTAGAAGGTATGTTAGTCCATAAGAAATTTAAAGCAAAAGATATATCTGATGCTATTAAGTTAAATGGATTTGAAAAAGTAAAAAAATGGCTATATGAAGAAATAGAAAAAACAAGGTAGAGTTCGAAATGCAACTCCTAACGAATATGACGGAATTAAATTTCGAAGTAAACTTGAAACATATACATATAAAAAGCTGAAAGAAGCAAAAATCTAGGCAGATTATGAAATGCATAGATATGAGCTACTTCCAGCTTTTACTTTTAACAAAAAGAAATACAGATCAATGACCTATTTACCAGATTTTGTTGGTAAAGGTTTTGTGATTGAATGTAAAGGCTTTCCAAATGAGGCATGGCCTTTACGTGAAAAGTTATTTAATTACTATTTGTATACACATGAACCTAAAACTAGGTTTTATGTAGTACACACATAGAAACAAGTTGATGAATTAATCGACAAGTTAAAAACATAAAAACAAATATCATGGCAGAATTTATTAAAGTTGGAGATGAAATTAACGTAATACCTAAACTTGACGGTTTAGAGTATGATCTTAAGAATGGTAAAATTTATGACCTTTACTTTGATTGTAGATCTGGAAGATCTTATTTAAAGGAAAATGGTAATTTTAACATGCCTAAGAAGTTATACAAGCTTAAAGAGGATAATGAATTCATTGAGCGTGTACTCAAATATTTCAACTCCGAAAATTCTGGTAAAACAGTTGGTGTATTACTTTCAGGTACTAAAGGTACAGGTAAAACGATGCTCTCCAAACGTATTGCTATAGAAAGTAATTTGCCTATTATTATAGTATCTACTAGTTATCCTAGCAGTAGACTAAATTCTTTCTTTAAACAGTTTACTACTCCTGTAGTAATATTGTTTGATGAGATAGAAAAAAACGATTACAACTGGGATAGTACAGATATGTTAGGATTTTTAGATGGTGTCGAAGATAATACTAAGAAATTAGTACTAATGACCTGTAATGAAACAGGAGAGATAGATGACAACTTCTTCGATCGTTGTTCACGTATTCGTTACTTCAAGAAATATGAAGCAAATTCTAATTCAGTGTTTGTACGTTGTATGGCAGAAGACAAGGGAGTAAAGAAAATAGATGAAGTAGTAGATTTTATAATAGAACATATGGAAATTAAATCATTTGATAATATTTCTGCGTTCTTAGATGAAGTTAATCTATTTGAAGATACTCCATTAGATGAATTAGCCAAAGATATGAATATTACTCTAATATAATGATACTATTTTATTTAATAATCATATATAAACTTACTAAGTCATTAGATTATGAAAATATGTGGGATAAGCGATATTCATGGAAATTTGATTAAAGATATTCCTGAATGTGATGTATTATGTATCTGTGGCGATATAGTTCCCTTAGATATTCAGAGAGATATAAGAGCTTCTGATAAATGGTTTACTGAAGATTTTACAAAGTGGATGAATGATTTACCATGTAATAAGATAATAATAGTACCTGGAAATCATGATTTCTATCTCGAAAAGATGTATACTGAAGGAACATGGGAAGTAATTAAAGCACTTATGCGAGCTATAACTAAAGATAAAGCAGTAATGCTTATTGACGAGTTATATGAGTATAAAGGAATTAAATTCTATGGAACACCTTGGATAAATCCAATACTATTTGGTAAATGGGCATTCGAATATTCTGCTGATGGAATAGAAGATAATCCGTTTAAAAATATGCCTAAGTGTGATATATTACTTACACATGATAATCCTAATCATAATCACTTATTAGGACATTACTGCTTTGGTAAGTACAAACATCATTTATTTGGACACTGGCATGACGGAACATCATACAAGCATCTAGGGCAACATAATTGTTCAATATTGGATGATTCTTATAATTTTAAAAAAGACCTGAATATAGTAACCGTAGATATTATGAAAAAAGAAGATAATGCTATAAAGATTGAATTTATAGAGTATCTAAAACTTATAATAAGAGATTATTTCAGATTAAACGGAGATAAACCTCTTACTTTAGAGGAACTTAATACTTTTTTTGATATGCAAAAAGAGTTTATAGAAAGTTCTGAAGAAGACGAAAACGAATGGGATAGAAATATCAATACTGAATTCTTATATAAAGAATATAATGAAGAAGTATTAGATGATGAAAATCCTAGTGATGAAGAATTAAAAGAAGCTGCATGAAAATAGAAATTCCGTATTATGAAGATAACACGCGAATATCAAATTCTGCAATAGGGTGGTTCTTAAAGAAAGGACCACGCTACCTCAAGGATATGCTTGACGGTAAAGAAGAAGGTATAAGTGCAAAGTACCTTGATAAAGGTACAATGATACACATGTATCTTCTTCAGCCAGATGAATTCTGGCATAATTATATTGTTATTGATTATGAAAAACCTAAAACTGCACAACAGTTAGCATTTTGTGAACATTATCATTCATCTGAAGAAATAGTAGAAGATGATAAATTACTAGATGCATATAAGTTTGCATATTCCGGTAACAATATGTCTAAGGATGCTATGTTAAAGAAAGCAAAAGAGTTACAGCTCAAATTTGCTGAATACATAGAAGCTTTAGAAAAAACAGATTTGTATACAATAATATCATTTGCTGATTTAAATATGCTTAAAAATATCAAAGATAATATTGATAAGCATAAGAAGGCAGACGAACTATTAACAAATCAACCAGGTATGGAATGTCACAATGAATTCCATATAAACTGGGAAGCAGAAGTACAAGGAGTACCTTGTAAGTCACTATTAGACAGAGTTAAGATTGATCATGCTAATAGAAAGATCATTCTTATTGACTTAAAAACAACAGCAGATGTCTATAATTTTAAACATTCTGTAGAAGAATATGACTATTATAGACAAATTGCTTTCTATATTCTTGCTCTTACATGGTATATGAAAGATCAAGGTTATAATATAGAAGATTATGATTTAGAAGCGTACATTATAGCTATCCAAAGTAATGGTAACAATGAAGTACGTGTATTCAATATGTTAAATGAAAAAGAGTTATTGGACCGTAAAGACCTAATAGCAAATACTTTAACAGAAATTTCATATCACTATCAGACAGGAAATTGGGACCATACTCGTAAATATTACGAAGAAGATGGAACTGAAGAATTATAAAACTTTAAAACAATTAAAAGGCTCTGATGAGAGCGCAATTGAAGCTATGTATAACAGTGTTACTATTGAAAATGTTGAAAAAGAAGCACAGTATTCAACGCTTGAAGTAGACGGAGAATTTTGTATTGAAGATGGAATTAACGCCTGAATTAGTACTACTATCTCCTAGAGTATTAAGTAAAAGAAAACCCTTAGAACATAAATCATTTAATGGTTTGTATACAAGCCTTTATGATGATTATTCTAAGGGTTTCATTTATTTAGACTATATATTCAATGATATTGAAGAAGAAAAAGATATTGAAGGTTGGTTAACTTGTGAAAAGGCATATTTTAACAAAAGATTATTCAATATTAATTCTGTTAAACATACTATATTTACTTTAAAGTCTGAAGATAGTAGAGAACTTGAGGATTATAAGCAAACTGGAAATTTGGGATTTGGTATTACTGATTGGTATCCTATATTCCAATTTTGGGGAGATAGAAATAAAGAAATCAAAGAAGTTGTCTATAATACGATAACGGATTTGGATAAAAGGTTTGAATGAAAAAGGGCTGTTGTGAAACAGCCCTTATCTATTTATTCTCCTAGTATCTATTTTTTATAGTAATTTCTTTTACTTTGTATATCTTTCAATTCCTATATATTTCTAAATGGAGTGAGTTTCAATAAATTTCTTTCCTACTTAGTCCAACCTTTGTAGGCTCCTCTTTTTATCACTTCATCATAATATGGTTCATCCTTTGCCCATGCTAATATTTTATCATATATAACACTTACCGGATTAGAAAATAATTCAAATATATTTCCTACATAATCTGTTATAGCTGAAGGAGATTTAATAATAGATGCCATATCTAAGAGATTATAAGGAGCCATTGTTTCGAACTGTGATCTCATTACCACATACGCTAATAGTTGTTTTACGATGTTTTTCTTGTCGTCGTCCGCTGATTGCTCTAATAGCGGCCTTAGTATCATAATTAAACCACCATACAGCATTCCTTCAAAAACAAGTCTTGCTAAATTTTCTCTTACTAACGGATCTTCCTAATTTAACTTTTTATAAGTTTTAATCAGATTTTCATTATTTTCAATAGCATTGTCAAATAATCTTACTACCGTTTTGAATACTCCTTCTCTATACCTTTGAGCCTGATAGTCCCATTGCCTAGACATTAACCATCTTTCCTGTAAAACTACTGGTAAATATTGTCTATGCATCATTACAAACTAACCAGCCCAATTAGACAAAATTACAGGTTTTTGTAAAGAGGTGAGCTAACCGTCTGCAGATTGAGCTAATGTTTTAGCTATATATGATATTTTATCAATAGCCTCATCTACAGCTTTTTGATTTGATTTATCTTTAGCAACCATTCTACCACCAACAAACTCTACTGCATCGTAGAATGAAGTTTTATTTCCAAGGTTCCAATCCATATAATCTCCTGGAGCATAAGTAGGAAGTTTATGTTTACGTTTATATTCTTCTCTACTCATAAAAATTTTTTTGCCGTCTTCTTCTACTAACTTAAAGTTATGCATTACAGAAGCTAGTATCTATCCTTTTACTACATGATCCATTAGAGAATATGGACCAAAAGCCCAATGTTTGGTAACAGTGTTAACTAACGATAATCTATTAGTAGCATTTGGGTTTAGTTCTGCTCCTACTTCGAACAACTCCATAGCTTGTGTAATGAATGTTTTTTTCCTAGAAACTCCCAGAACGTTCGATATAGCAAAAAATGAATCCATTGTTATATCAAATAAGGCATGTCCTGCATCTATAGGATTATAATATCTT